CCTTCCGGGGACCCAGGAGTTATCAACACTTTTGGAAACCGATATGACTTTTCGCTGTCGTGTGTTCTCTGATGACTTATCCACGGTTCATGTTTATGGTTCGCGCCAAGATTCTTCTGGCGCAAAGCCATATCCCACGGATTATGGAAATGTCACGGTAAGTAAGAAGTACGACGCCATGTATGACGTTGTTACTCCGAACTTCCGCCGCCGCATGAAAGCTGGCGAGCTGATTATCAACCCGATGACGCGAGTCGTGGAGGAAATTACAGAAGTGTCTGGGACGTACCACACTGAAGTCACTGCCGGTGGATACTGGCGTGAGGACATTGTGGGACCGGTTACGTCGATCATGGGCGAAGCCAATTACAGGCCAACCCTACCCGCTCTGCGAACGGACTTGGAGCAAAGCGCCAAGCTCGCCGCTCTCGCAGGGATCGACAAGTCGAAGTACTCGTTAATGGAGGATGTTCTGACGATCCGTCAGAATGTCCGCTTCTTGAGGCAGCCTCTAGGTGATCTTGAACGGATCACGCGACCTAATCCATATTGGTGGAAAACCAAGGATTTGTCGAAGGTTAATCTCGTGGAGTTTCCAAAAACGTGTGCTGAGCTCTGGCTGTACTATCGGATGGCGGCAGCCCCCACCTTGAGGTCGATTCACGACTTCTTCGAGGGTGTGCTACTGCCGCAGTGTGACAAGATACTCAAAACCACTCGGTTGAGAAGTGTCGGTCACGCTGCTGATGCGAAATGCGTGTCGGATCGGTATTCTACCGCCTACCAGCAATTCGCACGTACAGCAAGTTCCGAGAAGGATTACCGCGCAGGTGTCTTTTTCCATTACAAAATGGATCAGGCGCCCTCGTGGTCAAAGACCTTCGGTACTAGAGCTAAAGACATCCCAGTGGGCGTTTGGAATGCCATACCATTGTCCTTTATGGTTGACCGAGTCACTAATGTGTCTCGGGCGCTACAGGCGATGATCAATCTGAACGACCCGTCTCTTGCCATCGAAGGCGCGTACGTGACGTCTCGTGAGAAATCTGAGATCGTTATGTGCGCAGATTATATGCCTTCTGGTGGTGGGTTCACTCGTGTCCTCCACGGCGGTCCCAGGACCATGACAACTCGAAGAGTTGCTCGTTATCCTTGGGTTCCGACTATGGCAGACACGGTACCTCCAGTCTCCCTTTCGGGCTTGACTAGAGATGCATCTTCGACCCTCGATCTCTGTTCTCTGATCCTTCAGAGGTTCAGATAGAGGATTCTTAAGACCTAGACGGGAGTGATTAATGTCACTTGCAAACGCTGGCATCGTAACTGCCCCTTCATCCATCGCTGCTTCAGGTGGCACCGCTGTGACCTTCGTGTCCAACGGATCCCCCTCGGCGGGCAAGCTTAACATCTTCGTTTCGGCTGCTACAGACCTTCGTCTGCGCCGTTCGATTGATGTTACTGTGCGTCCACCGAGTGCAAATGTTTCTGCGCCTAATGGTTATACCCAAGCCCGCATCTCGTTTCTTTTCAAGAAACCGAAGCTGCTGGCCAATGGGAAAATCACCGTCAATACGTCACGGGTAGAGTTTGCCTATGACGTGGAGACAACGCAGGCTGAAATCCAGGACCTCCTGGACACAGCGTCACAGATATGCTTTGACGCCGACTTTACGCCGACGACTAAGACTCTGACGTTGAGCTAAGCTCAACTTGCCTCCATTTGCTCGACCACCTATTCATCAGGAGACCTCCTATGAAGAAGAAAAAGCGATCGCTCTTTTCCCCCATGGAGCTGGTTGTTAACCTGGCTCTAAGCTTAGATGAGAGTCTAAGAAATGTCACAACCATCGATCCCGAAAGTACAGAATTCTATAGGCGAGCCCAACAAGGAGCAAGCCTTAAGAAGTATGTATCTGCCACCGCTTCAGATAGACCGGCGAGCTCTGCCGCGGCCATCGCCACTTTTTCAAGTACGATTTGCCATTTGCAGAGATTCAACGATCTTTTCTGTAGTCGTCAGGAAGGTGAAAATCCGCTCATCTATGAGCAGGATCAAGCTGACTTGGCAACGGCACGGAACGTATGCTTACAGATTTTGGGGCCCGATCCTGATATGGATCGTTGGTTCTATTATTGCAAGCACGGACCGAACAGTTCTCTCGGAGTCCCTTATTGGGACTCTGGTACGTCAGCTAAGTGGACTCTTCCACTGACTGTCACGGAGAATTGTATGGGAACGATGGAGGTCTACTTGAAATGGGACCCGCTTCTCGTCGAGATGCTGGAACGGACTTATCCCTGCGCCGTCCTGACGCGGGACAAGTTATTTCAGGTAGTTAGAGGCTCTCGTCTTACCACGGTTCCCAAAACGGATCAAACAGATCGCTGTATTGCAATAGAACCGACGGCCAACATGTTTTTACAACAGGGCCTCGGTTTGCTCATGAGCGAACTGCTAGTACCGTTTGGGATCGATATCCAGTATCAACAGGAGAAGCACAGACTGCTGGCTGAAGAGTCGTCGATCACTCGCAAATATGCGACGATCGATTTTTCCTCGGCCTCCGACTGTGTTGGTAACGAGTTACTTCGGTATCTCTTACCTCCGAAATGGTTCTCAGTTGTTAACCTCGTACGCTCACCTGAGGTGTGCGTTGAGGGGACGTACGTCGAGCTCCCTTGTATTGCTACAATGGGAAATGCCACGACGTTCGTACTGGAGACCCTGGTTTTCTTCGCTCTTGCGGTTGCAGTCGCGCCCCGGATGAACTCGCTCTCCCGACTGCCGGAATGGCAGTCTTTTAAGAGAGTTAGTGTCTTCGGGGACGATTGTATCCTGCCGAGTGAAGATGCTCCACGTTTCATGGAGCTCGCCTCTAGGTGTGGGTTTTTGGTAAATGAAACCAAATCCTTCTACCTTTATGACGACAAATTCAGGGAATCGTGCGGCGCAGACTTCTATGTCGGCCGTAACGTGAGGCCTTTATACTTAAAGGCCCCCCGCTCGGAAAAGCCAAGTGTCCTTCGCGCGTGGAGATATTCGCTGTTTAACGGTCTTTTAAAGAGACTCAGATCGAGTCTCGGAGACCTTAACTACGTCTATGCTCCTGCGCTGGCCTTGGTGTCCTCCGAGATTGTCCGCCACGATGGTGTAATACTCATGGTGGAGGACAGCGATCCTGACGATGCTGGGATTAAATGCTTTGGTGACTTCCATCGAGTCTATCGACTCTTTGAGGGGAGACCGTTTCTTCCGATGCTCACAGATGAGCACGGTACGGTCCACTATCATAGATATGAGAGTGTTCCTCCCCGTCGCGGCAAATTTGTTCACAATATTCAATATTGGAACGCCGTGAAGAAGATGGGAGTAGCCGACCTCTTTGTCGATGACAAGGAGAGAGACTCCTCCTGCTACCTTAGCGTAATCTCATTCGCTCGACGGCCATTTAATGTGCTGAAGAGGGATCGCGGGTACGTGGTAAGGCTGGCCACGAATTGTGGCCAATCTTGGTTCAGATGTGGCGTCACTGACGAAGTGACTTAACCACTCACGCGAAAGCTTGAGTGGCGCCACATCTCGTTTTCTCTGCGGAGGCATTCCTGGAGGGTGTGACACCCTTCCCAGGTGAGAAAACTAAGGAC